GAGAAATATAATCCTGTAAATTAGGATCTAACTTACCCCATGATTCTTCATAGTCTTTTTTCCATGAAGATGGTTTCGGTTTAGCAGGTTTAGCTTCTAATAAGACTTCTTCTTGAACTTCACTTGGTGTTTCTTCTGTCACTTCTTCTTTATTGCTTTTAAACTTACCAGATTCGTCTCTTGGCTTATCTGATACTTCCTTTTCTACAACTTCTGGTGTTGCTTCAACTGTTTCTACTGCACTTTCTATTTGGTCACGCAAAGATGGCGTTTCCAGAGTAGTCTGGTTTTCCATTTGTTACTCCTAATTGTTAATTATGCTGATAATAATGATGCGTAGTTTCCATCACCTAAAGCATAGAACTTAGCTGTTTTACCACCGGCAACTGCTAAAGCTGCATTTGTAGAACCTGTACCAATTTTAAAGCCTACTGGTGGCCATACATTGATAGAGTTAGCTGTGTTATTTACAACGATATAGCTGTCACCTGATTGTGCTGTAGCTGATAATGTTGGGCCATAAGATGCTGTAGATGTAGAATATACTACAATGTCTGTAGGCATTGTTTGTGAACCTTGTGCAGATCCTGATGCTGTTTGTGCTAGTGAGATAATACCTGTGATTGCTTCAGCACTTAAACCAGAGCTACCACTACCCATTAAATTTACTGTTGTTGTCATTTATTGCTCCTTATTTATAACGTAGTTTTTCATAAACCTGACGTGCCACTTGCTCTTTCAACTGACCACCGTCAGGCTTCTGTGGTCTTGCTGAACTCTGTTCCGCCACTACTAAATTGTGACGTTTTAAATGCTCTCTATGTGCTTTACGACCATCTATCATCTCACCTGTCACCATAGACTTGTAAGGTTGATAATCAGCCACAATGTAGTGCGAATTAGATTCCTGTGTATAGTATTCGTCAGCAGGAATAAGTTTATGTGTTATTGGATCTTGTATATATCTAGCCATTATATTAAAAGAAGGATTGCTTCTTCATCTTCCATTTCACGTTGCGCTTCTAATCTTTCATAATGTAATTGTTGTGCAAGCATGATAATGCGTTCTGCTGCAGCTACATTTTGTGACAATAGTTTAAAATCTATAGAGCTTAAAGATAAGTTTTTAGAGTTAGAGTATTCAGATACTATTTCTTGTACTTGCTCTGCTACTTTTGGTTCGCCTAAAAGTTCTTCTAATGACTCTTTTACAGTTTGTTTAAACGATCTGTTATGGATACGTTCTTTTTTAAATCCACCCTTTGTAACAAGTATGGTAGGGCCTGGTGTAACTGATCCAACAATCTGAAACGCATTACGCTGAAACGCATTGCTTTGAAAGCCAGAGTAATACATTTATAATCCTTTTATACTAATGTAACAGTGTTTGGTTTAATAGGCCAAATAATTGTATTAGGAAAACTATTTTGTTGTGGTACATCTAATAATGTTTGTCTGTAATTAGCCCATGTTGCTTGTTGTTCTGTAGAAAATGATGCCCAGCGTAATGGATTACTTACAATACTATCTACTTCATCTAATAAAGCATTTCTTTGTGCTCTAGCATTTTCGGATAATTGTTCTGTTGTTGGAGGTGTCCATTCATTTATTACACCATAATTACCAGATACACACTCATCAAATATTTGTTTAGATGATGGGTTGCTTGTATCTAAAGGATTAGCAGTAAAAGGAACTGTTCCTAAATTTTCAAAAGTTACTTCACAATCAATAGTTGTATTGTCTTTATTTGACCATTTTGGATTTGTTACGTTTGTATAATTCACTATATTTTCCTTTTTACGCTACTCTTAAAAGTAATGTGCGAGCATAAACACCAGTAGTACTAGTAGCTTGTCCCATACATTTCCAAGTGCCTGACCTAGCAGTTCCACCAGCAGTTGTTTGCAAACCACCAGTTGCTACTGTTGCACTTCCTGAAAAAATACCATTTGGTAGTAAACTACTTCCAGCATAATTAGTATCAAAATCTAATGACGTATTGCTAGTATTTATTACTAACCAAGCATAAGTTCCTACTGCATCAGCAGAAGCTCCAGCAGTTGCAGTTAATACTTGTGCAGTTGTAGGAGTGGATGAAATTGTTTGAAATGTTGGTAATGCACTTGCACCATTAGATGTTAAAACTTGGCCAGTTGTACCTACTGAAGCTATGGATTGCTCTACTCCGCCTGTTGTTGTACCGCCACAAATTACTGCATAAGCTGTGTTAGTTGTTCTTCCTGATCCACCGTTAGCTACAGCTACTGTTCCTGTTACATTTGCTGCAGTTCCTGTTGTATTTTGATTTAGTGTAGGAAAGTCTGCTGCTACTGCTATAGATAATGCACCTGTAGTTGTAGTAGATTTAAGAATACCTGTTGCTAAAGCTGATGTACCTGCTGAATAATCTGTGCCTGATGTTGCTGCACTAATTGCAGTACCGTTACCTTTTAATACGCCTGTAATAGATGTTGTAAGAGTAATAGCTGGAGTAGTTGTAGCTGTAGCTACTGTACCTGCAAATCCATTAGCTGATACTACTGAAACTGATGTGACTGTGCCTGTGCCTAATCCTATTGTAGACCATGTAGGTAATCCACCAATAGATACTGTTAAAACTTGTCCTGCTGTGCCAATGCCTAATCTTGTACCAGCACCGCTTGTTGCACCATAAAGAATGTCACCTGCTGTAGTAAGTGGGCTTAAAGCATTAAATGCTGCTGAAGCTGTAGTTTGTCCAGTACCACCGTTAAGGATTGGTAAAGCTGTGCCTGAATATGTTAAAGCTATAGTGCCTGATGATGTTATAGGGCTACCAGCAACACTAAATATAGATGGGGCTGTTACAGCTACAGAAGTAACTGTGCCAGAACCTTTATTATTAAAGGTATTCCAGTCTGTGCTTGTAAGATAACCAGATACGCTTGTAGTAGCTGCTGGCATAGCAATCGTAGGAGTTGCACCGCCTGTAGAAGTAACAGGACTTGTGGCTGATACAGAAGTTACTGTGCCAGAACCTTTGCTATTAAATGTTGTCCAGTCTGTAGATGTTAAATAGCCATTAACTGTGCTAGATGCTGCCGGCATACTTATAGCCGGAGTATTACCACCTGATGATACTACCGGTGCTGTTCCTGTTACGCTTGTGACTGTACCTGTAGTAGGTGTAGTCCATGTTGGCGCACCTGCACCACTAGATGTTAATACTTGACCTGATGTACCTGCTGCACTAATAGCTAATGCTGATCCTGTAGAATATACTGCACCACCATTAACTGCTGTTAAACTAGCATTTGTTCCGCCACGATTTAAAGCTATAGCAGTACCATTCCATGTAGCAGATATAATAGAGCCTGGATAGTCAAATGTATTTGTAGACCATGATACATTAGATGGTGTTTGATTATGTCTATCCCAATTTCCAGCAGCAGTTGAATTGTCTAATAAAGTTACTGTGCTAAAAGCACCTGATTGTAATGTATCAATTGTAGTGCTAGAATTATTTTGAACAATAATTGTGCCTGATGATTGATTATTATTAAATGTAAATAATGCACCATTCGGTAATGTGGTGGCATTTGGTAACTTAATTGTTTGACCACCTGAACCTGTAATATTCCAATTCTGAACAGATGAAGCAGTTAAAGTAATTAATGTTCCAGCAGCTTGGCTAGTAAAACCTTCAAATAAACAATTTGTTGTTATATTTGCATTGGCGTCTCTTAACACTACAGAATTAGCACCGCTTGATGTAGTAACGCCTGTACCACCGTTTAATACTGGTAATGCTGTTCCTGAATATGTAAGAGAAATAGTGCCAGAAGATGTTACGGGACTTCCTGACACACTAAATATAGATGGTGCAGATAATGCTACAGATGTTACTGTACCATTACCTTTGCTATTAAACGTATTCCAATCTGTGCTAGTTAAATAGCCATTGACAGATGTTGTAGCTGCTGCCATAGATATAACTGGAGTAGTAGTACCTGTGGCTACTGATACTGGAGCTGTGCCTGTAACAGAAGTGACTGTTCCTGTACCGCCTGATGAGATCCATGATGTATCTGTACCATTTGTGCTTAATACTTTACCTGATTGACTTGTTTGACTAGGTAATAGAGCATTTATAGCTGCATTTGCTGTAGTTTGACCAGTACCGCCATTAGCAATAGCAATTGTACCTGATACTGTATGATCGTTATTCCAATCAGAAGGCAATACAATGTTAGCTAGTAATGTGCCAGGTGGAAAATTACCGGCTGCAATCTGTGCATCTAAATCGGCTTGTGTCCAATCAGCTATACTATCCGTCTTGGCATGTTTAATGGTTATAGCCATTATTTAACCCCTATAATCTTACCATTTGAATCACGAACAATTGTCTTAGGTCTAGTCATTTGCTCAACAAGTGCTTGATGTGCCATTTCTTGTTTCATAGCTAATTCTTGATTGTGCATTTGGTTAGCTTGGATAAGCTCTGCTACGTTTGTATTAACTGCATGCAATACACCAGAGATTTCGTCTGTAAGATGTAAATTACCATCTATACCAACGTCTACTAATGGATCAGCTAATGGATTAGCTTGCATATATTGTTGTTTGAGTGTTGTTTTAGCTTGAAGTTCAGCTACAAGTATTTTAGTTTCATTATCTAGCTTAGTTTTCCAAGCATCAAACTCTAATCTTTGTTTTTCTAAGGCTTGATCTAGCTCTGCTTTATGCTGACGTTCTTTCATATCGTTTTGAGCTTGAGCTTCTTGTTTTTGAGCTTCTAATTGTATCTCATGTTCACGCATTTGTGTTTCATTTTGTAATTCAGCTTGTCTAGCTTGTGCTTCCATCTGAATCTTAATCATTGCTGGATCAGGCTTAGGTTGTTTAGGTTGTTTAGCTTGTTCTTTAATAGCATCTGCCACGTTATCAAACTCACCTTCTATCACTCTACCAATTCTATAACCTGTTACACCAAACTTGAGCAAGTCCATGATAAGTGGTACTGCTTCTGCTGGCATAGCTTGAGCAGCTTGTACAGCTTTCTCTAAGTATGTACCAACAGCACCTAAAAATTCTACACGATCAGCCTTTTCTTGCTGTTCATCTTGGTAAAGCATAGAGTCTGTAGCGACTTCTATACGGAATGTACGCATAGGATTGTCTTTTAGCATAGCAATAGCTTGTGGTACTAAAGCTTGATCTGTTGGGCTTAACTGTGCAACGCCACCAATCTTCATTAATGTTTCTGGTTGGAATTGACCGCAGATAATTTGTGCTTTAATTTTAAGGATACGTGAAGCATAGCAAGCTACAGCGTCTTGGTATTCTTTTAATCGTAGTGATGCAAATTGACTCTTAATCTGAGCTGATGTTGCAGTCTCTATAACATTAGATTGACCACGAATAATGTCAGATATACCAGTAATATCGTAGATTTCTTGCTTAAGCTGAGCCATAGCTTCATAAGCATTCTTGAGAGCCATAGCAATAGGTGTAATATCAACAATATCAATCGCACCTCTAAGACCTTGCTTTTCAGAGAAAGCAGGCCAGTTCTTAACTGGGATAAGTGTATTGTTTTCACCTTCGGTAAATAAGCGTTGCAATGTTGGTTCTGATGCGTCATATACACCACGAACTTTTAATGCGTCTATAAGGCCATTAATGCGTGTAGAGAGTACATCTAAAGCATTAGCTTGGTCTTGATAAAGTGTAAAGTCTGGAACTGGTACTAATGATTCGTTAGTGATTGTTGAATAGAGTGGTTTAGGGCATGGGAAAAATTCCTCAAGCTCTAACGGATCATCTCTTTCGTCTAAGATTTCATTTAATGATTTAGAAATCCATAATACTTTTTTAGTTTCACGATCCCATAGCTCAATGATAAGACCTTTCTTACCAATGCCATCTGAATCTTTGTATTTTTGGTCATCAGGTGATGAATCTAATGGTACTTTGTTACCTAATTCTTCACCAAAGCGTTCAACAAGCATTTTGCGTGTCATATAGACTTTACGCCATACTTTGTTTACTTCATCCCATGTTCTTGCAGGTTCATGTCCAAAGTCTTTCCAATGAACATAATCTATAGGTGCTGCTTCTGTATCTAAATATTCTGCTGCTTCTTCTGATTCTTCATCTGATTCTGATACTTCATAGTCCATAGATTCAATCTTAGGCTCATAACGAACCCATGCTGATCCACGACCACCTAAAAATCTATCATATACGCTAGACTCTAAACAATGCTTTAAATCTTCGTAATGAGTAATCTCAAAATCCATAGCCCTTTCAAGAATCATGGATGCTACTCTACCTACAGGATCATTGTCTTTAAACCTACGAGATACATCTGGTTTAGGCATACGAGAAAATGTAGCAGCTTTTAAAGTCTGCACATTAGCCCATAGCATATTGTATCGTGTTTGGGTTGAGTTAGTCTGACGTTCATCCCTGTATCTACGCAATATCTTATCGGAACGATTCATCCATTTGGAGAATTCCTTATCATACTGCGTAACAGTATTTAGATAGAGTTCGACTTTAGTCATTATGCAAAGACCGCAGTAGCTGAGAGAGTACCACCAACAACGATATAGATACCAGCTGTTGTGCTAACAGGAATTGGATACCAAGTGCCTGCTGATACTGATGTAACTGTTACTACTGGAGTTGTTGTAGTCGTAGTAGCACTATCGTAAATAGTGATTGTGCCTGAGCTAGATGATGAAACAAAAATACCTAGTAAGCTAGTGCCAAATGGGCATACGTTACCTGTTGCTGTAAATTGTTTATAACCACCTACGTTTTGATTTGTTCCTGCCATTTTAGATCCTTCCACCTTGTGTTTTAGGGACTGTATCCCATAATTCGTTTAATGTTACTTCTGTTTTACCTACATGAAGCCCTCTAGGTTTATCATCTCTCTTATCAACCTTAGCTTCTTCTTGCCAACATACAGCTAGGTATCTAAATGCGTCACTAGCATGAGATGTCCAATCGTGTTTAGGTTTATCTTTGAATATCTTGCGATCCTCATCCCATTCACGTTGATATTGCTTTAGAGCTTCTAATCCGTCTAGGCAATTCTCTTTATCCATCCATACTCGTGGGAACATAAGTCTTGCTGCTTGGATACCATCCATCATAGATAGATTGGTAATGATTCTCATGTTCTTCCATTCAAGATGGCTTGCTAATTGCTCTACAATAGATTTACCACCGGAAGCTAGTGTCTTTGCTTTAGCGTCATGTGGTAGATGATGTAATCCGTATTTGTAGTGTTTAGTTTTCACTTGCGCAGCATAGTGAGCTATTTCTTTACCGCTAGATGCGTAATAGTCAATGACATGGACTTCACCATGAATGACCTGATAGAACCATATAGCAGTATCGTCTGAATAGCCTAAATCCCATACAGTATGCACAGGAACTTCTTTATCATAAGGCACTTC